CTTATAAACTGTGAAACTAACTCAAAGGGAATTGGCATCAACTCATCAATTCCATCAAAATACTTCTCTATTCTTATCTGAGATTCAATGGGAATGTTGTAACGTGATTCAACAAGCAACCGGGTATTAATCCCAGGCTCACCTCTAAGTGGAGTAGACTTAACGGCCTCAACCATCCTGTCCTTCTCATACACTGATGTGCGCTGCTTGCGTACAAACGTCAACATTTCTCCTCTCTTGATATCCGCAGTCATTCGTAGCGCGTGCTCTGCTAGAGCCCCCAAAATAGGACACGAACCATATTCATATAACATTGATAATGCCTTAGATCTTAACAATTTCTTTAAACATCGGTCTCCGGAAGCAACATATTGCCTCGACGACCAACCAAACTTGAGCATTGCGTTAAGTGGGCTAGTTACGTTCACGCGGTCAATTGGATCAAACACAATTCCGCAAAAACTGGCCTCCTGTATAGAAGGCACCTCTTCTAACTTAACTAAAAGACCTAAGGACTCAAAATCCTCTTTGGTGGGAGGGACTCCATCAACACGTGTGACTCCATCATCCCCCTCAACCACCATGGTACACTTTGAGCCTCGCTCATGGCATAAAAAGTTCATAAACATTAGGTTCGCAAACCCGTTACCCAACGACGTACACATCTCACCACTCATCCTGGTAGCATCAATATCAACGGTAAACTTGCCGAACTTACAATGATTTCTCCCCGCAATTATATTATTTACATCCGACATGAATTGATCATGATCAGGTAATCGCGACGACATCCAATCGTATAGTTCGATTTCACAAGCTTCCATGAGGTCTTTCGTAAACAAAGACTCAAAAGATGTGTAGTCCGTCACCAAATATCGCCCGCCCTCACAATATAGCATATTCATTATATATGCCGGGCGGTCTGGGACCGGAATATGTTTGATAAACGAGGGGTGTGAATACACTGATTCTTCGATCAATTTAAATATAGGGCCGACCCTACATTTAAATATATCACTTCGGGAATTTATTGGGCGGGCGTGCTTATATACATCCGTCTCCACATAATATTCCTCCTTGATAAATGAATTCACCCCACTTACTTGGGGATCTTTAGTTGCATCGCCGGTGTAGTCCTGGAACGCAAATAGCAATTCCTTCCTTCTCCACTCCGGGTAGTTCGTATTCTCCACCCAGCGACGCACCGAGCAGTCCGCATCTTGCTCTATTGGTACAAATTGATGCCTGACAAAGGCTTTGCAAAAGGCTCTAAATCTCTCAATTAGCTTCTTTCGCTTGTCAGGATCTACAGGTTTGGCAATGCACTTATCTGCATCGCGACAATACCTGTAGGCTGCGCCAGCTAAACCCGTGTTGCGATCCTTTAGATCAGGTTTGGATGGGCAAGCACCTTCTATGTGAATTCCTAACGAGACTGAATTCGCCAGACGATCCTCTTCCAATATCGGATCGTCCTTGATCGTAAATTCAGTTCCCTCCTTCACACCGGGAATATCTGCTTGCTTCACCTCCCCAAACCTGTAGCCAAAGGCCACAACCCGACGGCTTAGTTTAGTTGGCGCGAGAGAAAAGGGGCAGTCCTCGCCCTCAATTGGGACTGCGAAATGGCATATCCATGCGCAAAGTCAACTGTGTTCTGGAGTATATCCTCCTTCTTCAAGGTTTTCCCTTTCGAATAGTTGACAAAGTGCATAGAGGCCGCTTGATGATTCAGCGCTTCAAACACCAAATCAGTATCGCGGCCAGCCTGCATTATTTTAGGATTGCACATCTGCATAAAGGCCTCAATAGACATCTCATGTTCCGATTCTTCAATACGCACCTCCTCGAAGGAATTATCGCTAAAGATCGGCACATAGTGCTGATGAGTTGACTTCTTTATGAGAAACTTGGCATATATAGGATTCACATATAGCATGTCCTTCGCCTTATGGGATTCAGGACGATCATCTTCGTGTTCTTCTTTAAGAATCGCCGAAATACTATAGTGGAAATTAATCTCATCCTTAGAGTACGTCTGCTTAATCACCCAGCTCCATGCGTTGGAAATCCAATTTCTAACAACTGCAAACGCTGTGGCTGCTAACGCACCACCAAGTGGAAAAAGTGCCATCCACGGGTTTATTTTTAAAAGGAGACCTGTCCGGGCCAGAATCCAAACCAACAGAATTAGTGCTATCGCTCCAACCTCAAGGGCGAGCAGCACCTTACGCCAATCCATATAAGGCATAAATTGATCAAATTTGAACTCCAATTTCGCAGCTTTACGCCGCACCCAGGCAATACGCTCATTTTCGCGTTCTAAGGCTTCAGCTTCATCAGCTGCCTTCTTCGCCATTACAGCTTCTTCTTTCGCGCGATAATAAGCATCATCTCCCGTTTGCCGACCGAGATCATGTTCTATCTCATGTTTCTCGTCGATTGCCTCCCTCAAAGCATCCCTAGTCCCTGCTTGGAGGTGTGTCAAATCAGTGAGTGCATCGCGCAATTCTGCGCCACTTCGATTGGCTTTGACTTGCCAGTTACGTTTGGTCTTACAAAATCGGGCTTTATGGCCCGGTTTGCCACATAAATTACATATCAACTTATCAGCATTACACTGCCTAGTAGAGTGCCCAATTTTACCGCATTTATTGCAGACTGGCTTTCCACTAGGGTTGTATAAATTACAAGTCATTTCACGGTGTCCCACTTTTCCGCATTTATTGCAGATAGGGCCATCAATCGTGAAAGGTTCGTCAACCTTCTTCGGGTTGGAGTGGCGGGATTTTCCGACCACGGGCAGCCCAATTTTCTTAGACCACTTCTCATCGTGTTCGTAATTCTTACCCTCGCCATCTTCAAAATCATTTAATGAGTTCAGGGGTCCGAAGGCATTCTCGTCCTCTGTCTCGCTCATATCCCAACCTGGATTAGTTTCGATTCCGACTAAGGGTCCATCTGAGTCTGGATCACTTTCAAACCAGCCCTCAAATGAGACCTCATAGTCGTCGTCCTCCGATGCACTGTCGACTTGCGTGAATTCACTTACGCTGTCGTCACGAGCAATGCGCTCATCGGATCTAATAGTTGACACATATCGGCTTACCCTACTTCTCATAGCAGTTAGCTCATTATCATACTCCTCAACCCAACCCCTTTGAACAAAGGGTGGGGGAATAGACGAAAGCTGACTACGGTTGTAAGTTGTACCAATCATGATGTCTTTTTAAACTGGACGAGTTGGATGATTATCGTGTCCCAAACGCCGAGATTATAGTCCCCGGTGACTCTTCCCCGCCCGAAGGCGGGGGTTTCCCTCGGTCGGCGTACAAGCCGTTAGCCGAGGAGCTTCTCCCCCAGTTTCCCGGGATCCATCGTGGGTGTCAACGCCACTAAAGAACGGAACAATGCCCGCAGAAATTTTCTTTCTTTACACCCTTGGCGATCTAACGGATCACGCACCCGAGACTATAAATTTCTCTTCGCGGTTAGTCCTAGCCGCTATTCATGATTATCAGACCGCAACCC